CCCTAAAAAGTTCTTTAGCTATATCCTCAAAAGGAAATGAGTACCCATTATATTCATCTTTATTTTTACCGACATTTTTATTGTAAGTCCTTAAATCATCGTAAGGTGGTGAAGTAACTGTTAATTTTATAAAATTATCAGACATTTTTTTCATTGTGTCTAAACAACTTTCGTTATAGGTTTTATTTAATTCCATTATTTTTTATTAAATTTAAACTTTTATCATAAATTTCGTCCCAATTTATACATTCAGATATTGCATCATAAAAATGATTTTGAATTCTATTATTTTTTTCTATTAACATAGCAAGTTCAACTATATCAATATCCAAACCTAAATAAGATAAATATTCATTATTTGTATAGTATTTTATTTCAACATTATTTTTAATTTTAATTTTGCTACCACAAGCGTTAACCATACCAACACATACATCCACAACATATTTTTTTCCACACTTATTTGGATTTAAATTATCCGGTAATAAATTAAAAAATTCCTTGAATGTTTCATTTAACAAGCAATCAGACATACATTCTAATGTTTTAGATTCCGATGTTGAATTAAAACTTGCGTTATTACCTTTTTGTTGACATAGAGAAATTTCTAATACATCCTTATTTTCATTATAATTAACCGCCATTATATCAAGTTTTTTTAAATCTTGAGGTAATTTAATTAAAGTTCGTCTTTTTTGATTTTCAATTATTAAATCTTCTCGGATAATCGCTTTTATAGTATCTTTAGATGTCTTACTAAAATAACTTGAGTATTTTTTTTTTACCTCATTACGTAATTGTTCACCATTTAAATTTGATAAATCCATTGACATTAATATTTCTAATATAATACTTGGGTCAGCTCCTTTTTTTGTTGTCATTTTATTAATTATATAATTTTTTAAAAAGATAATTAAAAAAAGAATACCCATCAAGAGATGGGTACTTTTTATTGAGAAACATAACTAATATTTTCTTCTTTTTTAATCCTCACCACATTGTCCGCCCAATTCGTTACCAGTGGATTGTGTGTGATGACGAATATCTTCTCAAAATACTCTTTAATCTTGGTAAAGAACTCCGATACCATCTCCAAGTTATCGTTGGATATCTTCCCGAATACTTCATCAAACACCACAACATTGGCTCTTGGTAATGAACATATCTTACTCAACACCGCTCTCAACGCTAATGAAGCAATTGACCTTTCATATCCTGAACCGGATGACATTGGTTTCTCAACTTGAGTATTGTTATCAATCATTAAAAAATCAACCTCATTCTTGTCGTTAATTCTAACCTCTAATCTGAAGTGACAACTATCTTCCAACAACCTTTGAAGTTCACTATTAATAAGTGGCATCATCGTTTTCATTATAAATTTGGTTACCCCATTTTTACCAAATATTTCCAAATATATTTTATAAATTCGTTCTCTCTCGGCTTCTTCACCAATTTTCCTAATTGTTTCCAAGTTAGATGTTATATTGGTTATAAGATTGGTTATTGTAAATTTATTGTTAGAGATACTGGTTTCTATAGTTTTTTTCTCACCTTCAAGTTCATCTATTCTAATTCCGGCTTTGATTAACAATCCATCGGTTTTATTATTTTCAATAACCTTATCCTGAACTTCGGTATATCTTTCCAATTTGGTTTTCAACGCCTCAATCATTAACTGGAATCTCTCAACACTTAATTCATATTTTTCTTTAATAAGTTTGTTTTTTTCATACTCATCAAATTCTTTTTTAAGATTAACAAAACCGAGTTCTTTGCTGGTTAAATCACGCATTAACCCCTCTAATTCCCCTTTGTGTGTGATAAACCCCGCAAGCTCTCCAATTTTTGCGTTGGTAATTGCTGCGTTCATAAGTTCAATACCACAGTGTTCACATTTGATTCCACCATCAACAGAACTTTTAAGTTCCTCAATGTTTTTAATCTTTGCGTTGTTGTCGGCTTGTTTGGTAATTAAATCTTTAATCTCTTGTTTTACCTCATCGTGTTTATCCTCGTGGTAAAATTCGGATGGTTCAACAACTTTAACCCCATCTCTATCAGAAACGGATTTAGATTTTTGTGTCTCCAACCCGCTAATTTCTTCCTGAACCTTATCCGGAGATACCATTGTTAATTCCTTATCAATGTTGTGTTTGGAATTTAATAACCCATCGCGATACTGTTGACCTTTAAGAATCCTTTCTTTAGTATCACCCAATTGACCATCCAATGTAAGATTAGTTTCCGTTAGATTATCAATTGTGTCTTGACTGGTTTGGTTATCCGTTTTAAGTTGTTCTGAGTTATAAATGTTTGATAACATTCCTTTGGAAAATTCACTATAAATTTCTTTGGCAGCTTCTTCCTTACGCTTAAGAAAATCTAACCCCATAAATCTTGAAAGAACCTGACCCCTCGCTGTTGGTTTGGCATCAATTAGTTCTTCCAAGTTAGTGGCAGTTGTTAGGATGGTCATTAAGAAGTCCTCTTTAGTTCCGATAGACGTTTTGATAAACGCCTCGGTCTCTCTTCGTTGTTCTCCGGTGAAGTTCTGCAAACTACCATCAGACAATCTTTTATAAAAGTCCAACTCGGTCTTAACCGTCCATTCGTTTTTCTTTGATAACTTTCTCTCAATATTTCTCAATATGATATACTCCTCACCATCAATTGTAATTTCTCCTTTTACAGCAACTTTATTTCTTTCGGTGAATCTATTAAATATCTCCTCGGCTTTGGATGTCTTGGTGGTCTCATTAAAGAATAAGAACATAAGTAAATCTACCGTAAGAACCGTCTTACCTCCAAAGTTAGGTGGGTTTGATTCCACAACCGTAATCCCATCACACTTCTCAAAATCTATCTTCTGATTCTCACCATAGGATAAAAAGTTTGAGAATTCAATATTTTTGATATACCATCTTTTAAATGGTGATGCGTCGGTTTGGTCCTGCAACAATTTGTTATCCACAATACTATTAAGCTGGTAGATATCATCGTAGTGTTCCATATTCCCTTTTGACTCCAAGAATGAACGAACTAACTCTAATTGATAGTTCTCATCCAAAATGTTAAAGGAGATGTCTACGGTATGCGTGGTGTCGTCAGCAACCTTTGTTTTTGTTATTACATTAACATTGGTTGTGTTATACTTCTTTTGAAAGTAATGACGAACACTCTTTATTTTTTCTTGTGTAAAATTTTCTACATAATCCTCCCACACAATCTGTAGGTAAGGATTATCAAAGTTTGTGATATCTAAATCTTTTATCATTATTGTGTAATTAAATTCTATTGCAGGATTAAATAAATCCATATTTTTTAGTTCACTTCTTCAACCTCTTCTTGAATGGCGTCTCCACCGTCTCTCCTATCTTGAGCTTCCAACACATTGTCTAAATTCCAACCATCATAAGCCGTTAATTTCACACAACCACCTTCCATCCAATAGTATTCCGACATCCATTCATCCCATTTGGAATCAACTAACTTAATGAAGTTCTCGTCATTACCTCTATCTCGGTATCGTTTGATGAACTCCTCTTTTCTATCACTATCCGGATAAACCAAATAGAAGAAAATACAATTATCCAATAAAGCGTCTCTAACTTCTTTATGTGAAGACACAAAGATGTATTTATATTTACCAATATTATCTTTGATATGGGTAATGTAGTTCTGTGGAAACTCTGGATTTCTAACCTTTTCACCACTCTCATTAACAACCCAGCTAAAACCACTTGAATCGGAATCCAAAGTGGTTTTAGGGTTGTTTATATGATAAGTTGTTTTTCCTACTCCAGGAAATGCGGATACTATTTTAGTTCTCAACTTCAACTTCAGGTGTTACTACCTCAGCCTCAACGATGTTAATATCATTTACATCACTTACAACCTCGGCGTTTATATCCATTGTTTCACCATTCTCATTTTGGTATTGAGCTTTCATTGTTTCCATTTGTTTCTCAAACATTTCGGTATACTCCGCTTGAGCTTTCTTTCTTAATCCTCTAAGAGAGTTGTTTCTTGTTGTAACTCTTGTTTTGTGAGCTTTTGCTCCACCTCGTAATTTTGACTTTGGCATGATTGTTTTTATTTAATTGTTATTTATTTCTTTTTCTATTTCTTCTAAAGTTATTTCCGGTTCATTCTCAACTTGTTCTCTTAATTCTTGAGTTAACATATCAGTAATTCGTTGATATGGATTTTCATTTGACACCTCCATTTTAGACCGTTCTATTTTTTCATCTGTCGAATCATCTCTATACATTTCCAACCATTCAGGTCTCTCTTGGACTTGAATACTATTCACCTTTTCAATCATTTTTTGAACTTCTGTTTTACTACCTTGTAACATTTTAGATAGTTTAACTTTTCTCTCAATTGATTTAAATCGTGAGTAATAATCCCCCGTAATTTCATCAAAATTTATATCTATCTCATTTTGGTCCAAATATTCAACAATATTCATAACCTCAACACATTCATCACTGAGACCCATATCAATTATTAATTGAAAAAAATCCACACATTTGATTACTTTTCTAGTTTGAGTTTTTTCTTTCAAATACTTAATTACAAAATCACCTAATTTACTTTCCATATTTTAATTTTTCACTGGTCTGTTCTCCTCAAACCATTCAACAATAGAATTTATTATCCACACAGCCCCTGATGATAATAGACCATCAAAGAACCAAGACACATTTTCGGAAATACCGAATAATTGGTGTATTGGAGAGTATAATAAAAAACTCAATAAAAATCCACTCCAGGTGCTAAAACACATTGGACAGGTTAATATACCCGATATAAAACGTCCTAATCCGTTAAAAGGTGTGTATTGGTTATTTCCCCATTTTTTAAAGAAATCTCTCAATCCCTGAAAGATTGACCCGTATACCATAATGTTCATAAGCCCATAACTTAAAATGAACCAAACTAATATTTCCATATTATAAATTTTCTGTTAAGTTAGAACCTTTCATATAAACCGCACCACGCTCTATATTACTTGATTCCAATTGTTTATTTATTTTTTCAAGCTCTTCTATTCTTGTGTTCTTTAAAGATAGTTCTTTTCTTAATTTCTGTAAAGTTTCTTGGATAAGTTTTAATTTATCATTTCCGGAATCAACCTCAACTATAACTTCTTTAATAACCTCTACCACCTTCTCCACCTCAATAATTCTATCCACCGGAACTTCCTTAATAACCTCCACTATCTTCTCAATAATAATTGGTTCAGGTTCGTCCCTTTTTTCCTCTATAATTGGGACGGGATTGTCGTAAATATATACTATTTTTTCGACAGGAACTTCCACTTTTATCTCCCTAATGACTTCTCTATCAACATATTTGATAATTTCTATTTCCGTGGGTGGGCTCGGAACTTCTTTAATGATTTCCACTTCCTTAATGACCTCAACTTCTTTGATAACTTCAACAGGAACTTCTACCCGTATTTCACGGATTACCTCAATTTCTACCTGTTTTTCCTCAACAATACTCGTTTTTCCCGAATCATCACCAAGCAGACCATATTTAGTTGTGTTAAATCCACCAGTAAAACATTTTACGATGAATTTATCAATGTCCTCAATATCGTTTAATTTACAATACTCATTGACACTAGTTAATTGACTATTTGTTAACACGATTTGCTTCACGCTCTTTGTCTTCTTGTTCTATTTTTTTAAGTAATTCTTCCCACTCCTCATCGGAGTATTTATGTCTAAGATTTCCCATTATATTATTTTATCTCGTTTAATTATATTCTCAATAGCCCATAAAGGTTGTAAATTAGTATAATGACATAATTTTTTTAATTCATCATCATTTTTAGCGGATGATAATGGAATAATATGGTCAATATGCCAACCAAATAATCCGTGATTCTCCCAACACATACCATCTTTAAATTGTTTTTCCAAATAACTTTTTAATTCTGAAGGTGAACAACCAATTAAATCAAAGGTGGATTCTCTATTACTACCCAAAATTTTATTTGTCTTACTTCTATACAACATTTTTAATTTTAAGATAGGGTCATCTTTTTTTCGTTGAACCATTTTTGAGTTAATAAAATCTCTATTCCTTTCAACATAATCTTTTTTATATTGTTCAACTTTATCTTTATTATTATTCCCCCAAATTTTAACTCTATCAATAATTATTTTTTGATTTTCAATGTAATATTCTTTAGATTTTTCTAATATTTTTTCTTTATTATCAATATAATATTGTTTTTTATATTCTTTAACACAAACTTTACAATTGTCCTGTAAACCATCCTTAGAACTTTTATTTTTATTAAAATCAAATAATGATTTATCTACCGAACATTTTTTACAAATTTTCTTTTTCAAATTTATAATCTTCTAATAATTTATTAACGAGTGACGACAAGTTAATATGAAGACCCCTGTAATATTCCAACAATTCAGGTTTAATAGCTATCGATATACTCTGTTTTTTTTCTTCATTATTTTTTTTGTTTCTTCCCATATTATATAAATATCATAGTTTTTAGTAAAGTTGTTATTTTTAACAATTTTATTTATAAATTTACCAATTTTTCAGTTCCATTTATTATATCATCAAATGATTTCATTTTAAACGATAAGAAAGGTTTTGGATTGTGTAAATCAACAAACGAGTATTCATCAGTTTCTAAATTATATATTCCAAATCCGTGTTTAGTAATACTTTCCCCATAGTTCTGAGCAATCAAACTCCCTATCATTACACCTCTTTTACCATTTGGGATATTAAAGCTTGCTCTCTTATGAACATCTCCACATAGAACGAGGTCAAGACCGTTAAATTTTTCAACATCATAAGCGTGTGAACCAAAGTCAAACCCTAAATCTGTAGTTAATCCGGCAACAGGGTCGTGAAATAACCCAATCTTAAATCCAACCGCAGTATCAACTTCCGGTGGAATATTACCTTGAAATTGTGAATATACGCACCAAGACACATTCTCATCCTCATAAATCCCTCTATTCTTGTAATAAACAATATTTGGATTATTTAAATTATCAACAATAGGTGTTATACTATCCAACCTTTCATCATTCTTTAAATTTGCGTCGTGATTACCAGGAATTAAAACTATTTTAGCGATTTTAGAACATTCTGTTAATACCCAAGAAGACATTTCTATCGCCTCAGGGGTTAATTGATTTTTTGAATGTAATAAATCCCCCGTAAAGACAATTCTATCCGGAGCAATCTCTCT